AATCTTCTACAACTGGTGGTGGCGTAACCAACGGTGCAACCTTTACTCCTGGTAATGGTGAGCAGTGGGCTGGTGTAGCTTTACCTCTCGTTCGTAAGATCTTCGGACAAATTGCATCTAAAGAGTTCGTTAGCGTACAGCCAATGAACCTTCCTGCTGGTCTAGTATTCTACTTAGATTTCCAGTATGGTAACAACATCCCTAAGCCTTTCGTAAAGGGACAATCTGTTTATGGTACTCTAAACCAAACAGCTACTAGCGGATTCGGTAACTTAGCCTCTGGTGGTCTTTATGGTCAAGGCCGTTACGGATATTCTATCAACCAGTTTTCTGCTTCTGCAGGTACAGTTGTAACAACTGCCGCAACTTTTGCTAACGTTAACTTCAACAATGACTACTCTCAGTCTGTTGTAGATAGCAAGATGATTCAGATCGCAGTTCCTACTGCTTCTTTAAGCACCCCTGACCTTAACGGTATCCGTGCTTTCGAATTGAGCGCTAGCTCTGCTATACTATCCCCTTCTACTTTGATTAATGATTTTACTACTTTATCCGGTGGCGATATCTTATTCTATGTAAGCGGATCAAATGCAGCAGCTATCGATGCTGTAACCGGTTCGATTATTGTATTCTACAATAAGCAAACCAATTTCCAAACTCGCGGTGATTTTGAAGATGCTCCTGGCGATACACCAACACCATTCTCTAATCCGAACGCTGCTTCTTCAACTCAGATCGTTATACCCGAGATTAACGTTCAGATGAAGTCAGAGACCATCTCAGCTAAGACACGTAAGTTGAAAGCACAATGGACTCCGGAATTCGCTCAAGATTTGAATGCTTATCATTCTCTTGATGCTGAAGCAGAGTTAACCGGTATGCTTTCAGAGTATATCTCTCTTGAGATCGATCTCGAGATCCTCGATATGTTAATCGAGAATGCTCAGACAGTTGCAAACTGGTCTGCACAGATTGGTAACCAAATTAACGCAGCTGGTACTGCTTACACTAGCAATACTGCTGGTGCTTACTATAACCAGATGTCTTGGTTCCAAACTTTAGGTATTAAGCTTCAAGCTGTATCTAATAAAATCCACCAACTGACTTTACGTGGCGGTGCTAACTTCCTAGTATGTTCACCAACTGTAGCTACAATCCTTGAATCTATTCCTGGATTTGCAGCTGATACTGATGGTGCTGCAGATACTATGAAATATGCATTCGGCGTTCAGAAAATTGGTCAGTTAAACAGTCGTTATAAGGTTTACAAGAACCCTTATATGACCGAGAACACTATTCTATTAGGGTTCCGTGGTAACCAATTCCTAGAGTGTGGTGCCGTTTACGCTCCATACGTACCGTTAATTATGACACCTCTAGTGTACGATCCAGATACCTTTACACCAAGAAAAGGTATTATGACTCGCTACGCTAAGAAGATGATTCGTCCTGAATACTACGGTAAGGTATACGTTGCTAACTTAAACGTAGCTCAAGCTAGCTAATTCAGACTAGCTTAAAAAATAAAGACCGGCCCTGTAAGGCCGGTTTTTTTTATACTTATATCTACTATTTATATTAAAATTATTAATGCCTACTCTGTTAGATTTAAGCAGAGATCCATACGGATTAAACGGTGGTACAATCGTCAGTGATCAATAAATACAAAAGCTGATGCATTTTGGTATCTACCAGTAACAAATACTACCGCAATAATATCATTCAGCAGTCTAACTGGAGGACCGATTAGCGCATCATTTACAGCCGGTAACGGTATTTTCGGCGCAATTACTGAAGTCTCACAGTCATCCGGTATCGCCGTTCTCTACTCAGGTTCTTATCAATACCCCCACCCCTAATATAAATCCTTGAAAATATATAATATAGAACCCTCTTTTGAGGGTTTTTTATTCTCTTTTGCTTACTATTTATATCAAACGGTCTATGCATGGTGACAACAACAGTTACAAGAAAGAAAAAACTTAAGAATCCAATTAAATTTCAGGTTACACTTAATGAAGAACAGAAAGTTGCGAAATCAGTTATTCTTGAAAACAAGATAACAGTACTAAAAGGTAGTGCAGGATCAGGAAAATCGATAGTAGCTGCTCAAGCTGCACTCGATCTACTCTTTACCGGACAGGTTGAAAAGGTAATACTAACTAGACCTGCCGTAACTGCTGGAGAAGAATTAGGTTTTATGCCCGGAGATAAAGACGCTAAGCTAGCTCCCTATACAGCAGCTATATACGATAATATGTATAGGCTCTATAATAAGGAAAAGATAGATAGAGAAATTATTGAAGGTAGAATAGAGGTTATTCCGGTAGCATTTATGAGAGGCAGGAATCTTACAAACTGCTGTGTAGTAGTAGACGAAGGCCAAAATATTACACACAGGCAGATGGAGCTAATTCTTGGTAGAATATGTGAAGGATCAAGAATGATTATATGTGGTGATACTGCACAGATTGATTTAAAAGATAAAAAATTATCAGGTTTTGGATTTATATGTAATAACTTGACCAACGTAATAGGTTTTTCAGTTGTAACTCTGAAAACTAATCATCGCGATCCAATCGTTGAAGATATTTTAAAAATTTATTTAGATCATAGAGATTAAAAAATGGCTAATCCAATAATTTATAACGGCGATCCAGGGCCAATTTCAGGCAGTACCCCATTTGGATTTTACGATAATGACGCAGATTATCAAACCGATGGACCAAAAGTAGCAAACTACTGTGCATGGAAACTAGGATATCCCGTACTCGACGTTGAACTACAGTCCGGATCGATTTACGCTTGTTTTGAAGAAGCCGTTTCAATCTACGCCGAAGAATTATATCAACTTAAGATAAAAGACAATTACCTAACGCTTGAAGGACAGCCGACTTCCTCTCTATTAAACAGTATTGTAGTCTCGCCTAACTTAACCAACCTGGTTAATATAGCCGAAACTTACGGTCAAGTAGCAGGAGTAGGTGGATTTATAAGTTGGAGAAGTGGTTCGTTGGAACTTATATCTGGAGAGCAAAACTATAACGTATACGACTGGGCAGTAGCATCACAGAGTATGAGTCCGGGAGATAGAATAGTAATTCAAAGAATAATGTATCAAGCACCGCCTGCGATTTACGGATACGGGTATGGTGCTTATTATCCTCAATTAGGTGGATCGGGTGCATGGCCTGGTAGTTGGGGCGGATACGGAGCTATGGGCGGAGGGAACAACGCTGCTACTTATTATCCTGTATTTTGGGATATTCAAAGAATTCAAGAATTAGAAATGTCAAATGACGTACGGCTTCCTGAATGGTCGTTTGAGCTTATTGGAACTAACTTAAGAATTACTCCAGTACCTCTAGGCAGTAATTATGGCGGATACCGTTCATGTATTTCAATTCAATATGCATTCCAATCAGACCTTATGTCTTTGACAGAAAATAGCCCATACGGCAGTAATAAAGGTCTAGTAGCAAATGCAGCATTAGCTCCATACGGTCTAATCACATACTCCTATATTAATCAACCGGGCAAACAATGGATCAAAGAATATACAGCTGCACTTACTTCTGAATTGCTTGGTTTGATACGCGGAAAATACCAAACTGTACTTATTCCAGGGGCAGAAGCTACACTCAATTTTGCTGATTTAATCTCACGTGGTAAAGAAATGCAAGTAGCTTTACGTGAAAAATTACGGCTTGACTTCGAAGACATGTCAAGACAGAAGCAGCTTGAAAGAAAACAGTCTGAAAACAATTCTCTTAACGATACTTTAAATAGTATACCGTTAATGGTATATATCGGATAACTATGGCACTATTCGGTTCAGTAAGAGATGCAACAATGCAACTTGGCGTAGCCGGCGAGTTTGTAAATAACGTAGTAACCCAGCAAATAGGCTACTATAAGATAGTAATACCCTCATCCCCTCCGAATATCTATGGCGAATCATCCGTTAAGCAATATATCGGCCCGGTACTTTTAAACTGTTTAATAGTCAGGGGCGACTTCTCAACAATTACCGATAATAATTTCGGACCTGATAGTAGAAGGGAAGTAGATTTTAGATTTTTAAAGCCAGATCTAGAATTAGCTAATATAGTGCCTGAGACCGGTGATATTATTATGTATAACGAATTATATTACGAAGTAGATAATACTAACGAAAATCAGCTTTTCCTTGGAAAAGATCCCAATTATTCTTACTCTGAAGGATTAAACAACTTTGGTACTAGTTTTTCTATCATTCTAACCACCCATATGACATCACCTGAAAGATTAGGTATAACACAACAGAGACTCTAATATGCCACAAATAGTACGTCCAGAGAATAGAAGGGAGTTTATGAATAAACTTATCATACCTGCTGATCCGCAGTATGGCAATCCAAATATAGTTTTTTCTGAACCTTTCAAACCAGGACAACCTGAATTTAATAGGGCATATGAAACTGCTTTTGAACCTACAGGAGACAAAAAATACTCAATAGGATTAAAAGATATTGATCAATCAATAATGTACCATTTTGCAAACGTTCTTAAGCTTACGGTATTTCAAAACAATTCTACGGTACTTGTTCCCGTTATATACGGTTCACCTGAAAAATGGAAATCAATACAAAAAGACGGATACTATCGTAATAATGTAGCAAAAATAATGTCCCCTCTTTTAGTTTTTAAAAGATCTTCAGTTGTACAGAATAGAACGCTCGGAAATAAAATAGACGGTAATGTTGCTAAAAATGTTCAACTATACGAAAAGGCTTTCTCAAAAAGAAACGTATATGATAACTTCAATGTTTTGCAAAATCAAAAGCCGCAGAAAGAATATACGGTTGTAGTTACGCCTGACTATGTTACTGTAAATTATACAGTAATAATGTGGACAAACTATGTTGAACAAATGAATAAGTTGATAGAAGCTGTAAATTTTGCTTCTAATTCATACTGGGGTGACCCCGATTCATTTCAGTTTCTTGCAAAAATTGAGACGTTTAATGACGCGCAAGTCTATGATCAAGGTGAAGATAGATTGGTAAGAACTGAATTTGATTTAACTGTCAACGGTTACCTTATTCCGGATTCGCTAAATGCCTATTTAGCACAGCTTTCAGGAAAAACTTATAATATATGTAAAATAGTATTTACAACCGAACAGGTGCAGTAAGGTAGGTTTCTTATTGTTACGGAACGAACTATTTATAATCAAATTTCATAGAGTGGCAGATACTATATCAACTTCCGGTATATCCCCCGGTCAATTAATTAAGTCCGAACAGGTTCTCAGAATTATTTACGCTCTAAATGGAGTAAGCGGTAGTACAATCCTTATTTCAGGTAGTCTTGGAGTAAGTGGATCTGCAAACTTTTTAAATACTGTTAATTTCTTTGCAGGATTAACCGGTTCATTATTTGGGACCTCTTCTTATGCTGCTACCGCATCGGTTATACAAGGAGCGGCTACAGGGTCTTTAATTACAACAGCTTCATTTTCTAATCCTTCTATTACATTTACTAAAGGAGACGGTTCAACTTTTTTAGTAAATTTAACAAGTCTTGTTCCTCTTACAGCATCACATGCTTTAACTGCTTCTTATTTTAGCGGTTCAATCTCAAATGCTATATCTGCTTCTTATGCTCTTACAGCATCGTATGTTGCTAACGTATCATCTTTCCCTTTTACTGGAAGCGCTATTATAAGTGGTAGCTTAAATGTAACAGGAAGTACAAATATAAGCGGCGCTTTATTTGTAAACGGTCTTTCCCTGAGTGCAGAGAATGGGGGACAATTAGCTATATGGAAATATACATCAAGTTTAAATACAGGAGTAGATCCTGGTAACGGATTTTTTAAACTAAATCAATACTGGTCATCATCTCCTACTGCTGCATCGTTCGACAATTTTGCGTATGATCCAAACGTAAGTTTTTCAGGTTATTTAGATAATCTAACAGTAGGTACAGTAATAAAACTTGTAAGCCTTGCAGAAGCAGGTACCTTTAAACTACTACAAATTACAAGCGTAGCACCCCCTGAATCTGGTTACGAAAGTTATGGAGTATCACAGTTAACTTCAGCAGGTAACGACCCCGCTGAAGGAGATCAATTTGCATTTATACCAGTAGGCGCATCTGGGGAGGGTTTTAATACAATCAACAACGCAGGACCTGGTAGATTAATTATTTCTGACGGTTCGACTAATGCTGCTACAGCGTCATCTGATTTAATTTACACAGGTAGTACTTTTTTCGTAACCGGGTCAGCTACTATTGTAGACATATATAGCAATTATTTTTATGTTAGAAATAAACAGACACAACAGCCTGTATTTACAGTAAGCGAAAGTGTTGTACAGTTCGCGACTCAATCAGCGATTCCTACCGGCACTGCACCTAATGGAGGAATATGGTTTACATCAACTAATCTTTATGTAGGTTTAGATTAAAATTAACTATTTATTAAAATAAAAAGACAGAAAAATGGCAAATTGGAAAAAAGTAATAGTATCGGGAAGTGTAGCTCAGTTAAGTAATTTAAGTATTAGTAGTAACTTAGCTGTAACCGGCTCGGTAAACGCTTTAGGACTTACTAATGCAAATAAGCCGAATATAGTTTCTTATGATACAACTACAGGTTTATTCACTTATCAAGGTACCGGTTCATTTACCGCAACTACTGCTTCTTATATTTTAAGTAGCGGGGTAGATGGCCCTCTAGGTATGAATAGCATACTTACTGCCTCTCATGCCGTAAGCGCTTCAATTGCAGGTAGAACAAAAGGTACTTTATCTCAAGTAGCTGGCGGGGGTCTTAATGCTTTTTCTTTCAACGGTAGTACTGACGTAACAGTAGAAGTCAGCGGTGCTGCTCAACTTTCTCAAAACGCTATTACAAAGTGGAATGACACAGATAATAAGTTTACCAATTCGAGTCTCTTTGATAACGGTACTTTAATAACCGGTAATACATCGATAGTACTTACAGGCGCAAATTCAAGCTTAACTGGTTCATTTAGCGGATCATTTAAAGGAGACGGTTCACAACTAACCGGCCTTGTAACTGAATTAGACTTCTCTGGTTCAACCGGAAGCGGTAATGTAGATCTTTTAACTCAGGTATTTACAATTACCGGTACAGCTAATGAAATAGAAACATCAGCTGCCTCCCAAACCCTAACAATCGGGTTACCTAATAACGTTACTATTGGTAACAATTTAGTAGTTAGTAATAATTTAACAGTATTCGGTACTGCTAGCTTCCAACAAACAACAAATCTTGAGGTTGCAGATAGATTTATTCTTCTTGCTTCTGGATCAAACGCAGCAGGTGATGGGGGTATCGTAGTACAGCAAGGAACACAGAATGTAGGCGAATTATTTGCATTCGATAGCGGAACTACAAGATGGGGATTAACTGGTTCATTTACCGCCAATCAAAGTACTTATACACCTGATGCATTTATGGCAGCAGCGGTTTTAGGTTCAAGCGGAGATCCAACAACAGCACCAGGTAGGTACATTGCAAAAGGTAATATATTTATAGGTAATGACGAAACAATTTGGATATATTCTTAATAGAGTTTTCAAAAGAGTAGTTATGGGTTTTAACGCAAATAACGTAGTAGTAAATAATAAACGTGTAGAGGAGCTCCATAAGGCTCCTTTACCTGTCTTAAGTCTTAATAAACCTGAGGTTGAGACTTTGTTAAATTTAATAAGAGAATCTCATTTCAAAGGAGAGCAGGTTCAAAAGATATTTGAATTAGTGCTAAAACTTCAAGACTATTACGTTAAGCTACCCTGATTCTGTGATATTTATATGAAGGAAAGTACTGTAGGCCGAAAGGAAGTAGGCATATACACGGCATAAGTGTATGTATCTAACCACAGTGTAAATTTGTATTACTATGCCGAATTGGAAAAAAGTCATCGTAAGTGGCTCAAATGCCTCTTTAAACTCATTAACAGTAGCTACAAATGTTGTAGCTGAATCATTCACTGGTTCTTTATTTGGAACTGCTGCTTCAGCTTCTGCCGCTTCAGTATTTAATATTTCATCTTCATTATATTCAGCTCAAGGAGCTTTAGCTGGTGTAGGTACAACAACAATTGTCAATATATCCACAGGTTCATTTAGAGCTGGTTTTTTTGATTATGTAGCTTCAAGCGGAAGTAATGCTCGAGCTGGTACAGTGATGTCTGTCTGGGATGGTAGTAATGTAAACTTTACTGATAATTCAACAACAGACATTGGAAGTACTACACTTGTTACAATGAGTGTAGCTTTAAGTGGTGCTAATGCTTTATTAAGAGCAACAATAAATGGAGATACTTGGAATATAAAAACAACTTATAGACTTATTTAAATAAAAATTAATGGCTTTGAATCTTTCAGATATTACCTTTACTTGGCAGTTTAATCCACTTTTTGTTAGCCCTACATCGACTGAACATAATGATGTTGTTACTAAAGTTTTTTACGAACTTAGAGCAACTATAGGGTCTGTTAGTGGATCAGTAGGTGGATTTCAAGAGATACTTCCGATATCACCTTCTGGAAGCTTTATTCCTTTTCAAGACTTAACATCACCTATAATACAGCAGTGGGTTGAATACATGCTAGGAGAAGAGGGTGTAAAAAACCTTAAGACTGACCTTAAAGAAAAGCTTGAAAATAAATTGAATCCTACTTTTGTTATAAAACAATCTCCTTGGATTCTATAGTGATTTATTTAGCTATAAACAAGATTTTAACTATTTATATAATATATTAGCATATATAAAACCCCTACCTTAGGGAAAGTGAACTAAGGGAGATAAACATGGCGAATGAATTTATTGTCCGTAACGGCCTAAAGGCCCTAAATAATTCACAAGTTACAGGATCTCTCTCTATTTCCGGATCACTTGCCGTTCCGGCTATACCTTTAGGTTCAACTGAAACTAATGTAGTAGTAACTGATACGGATGGAACTTTTAAATATAGAACTAATCTTAGTCTCCAAGGTACACAAGGAATTCAAGGTATTCAAGGCAATACCGGTACTCAAGGCATCCAAGGTACGCAAGGCATACAAGGTACTCAAGGAATTCAAGGTATTCAAGGTATTCAAGGTAATAACGGAACCCAAGGTATCCAAGGTACGCAAGGCATACAAGGTACTCAAGGAATTCAAGGTATTCAAGGTAATAACGGAATCCAAGGCATTCAAGGAATACAAGGAACCCAAGGAATACAAGGAACCCAAGGAATACAAGGTAATACAGGAATACAAGGTATACAAGGCATACAAGGAACTACCGGTCCTCAAGGAACTCAGGGCGTTCAGGGCTCAACCGGAACCCAGGGACTACAGGGCATACAAGGTATTCAAGGTACACAAGGAACACAGGGTATTCAAGGAATTCAAGGCTTAACCGGAACCCAAGGAATTCAAGGCGTACAGGGTATTACCGGTCCACAAGGCACGCAAGGTACTCAAGGAATTCAAGGGGTACAAGGCATAATTGGTGCTCAAGGTAGTCAAGGAACACAAGGTATTCAAGGAATACAAGGAATACAAGGAATACAAGGTACACAGGGTACTCAAGGAATACAAGGTACACAAGGCACACAAGGTATTCAAGGAGTGCAAGGAACTACCGGTACACAAGGTACACAAGGAATACAAGGTACACAAGGAATACAAGGCGTACAGGGTATAACCGGTATTCAAGGTATTCAAGGTATACAAGGTATACAAGGTTCTCAAGGCACTCAGGGGATTCAAGGCGTACAAGGTACTCAAGGAATACAAGGAACACAAGGAACACAGGGAACACAAGGTACCCAAGGCATTCAAGGAGTGCAAGGAACTACCGGTACTCAAGGTATTCAAGGTATTACAGGACCACAAGGTATACAAGGTATTCAAGGTATTCAAGGTACACAGGGTATTCAAGGCACGCAAGGTACGCAAGGCATTCAAGGTATACAGGGAATACAAGGTACGCAAGGGACTCAAGGGACTCAAGGAACGCAGGGTATCCAAGGCATACAAGGTACGCAAGGAATACAGGGTATACAGGGGGTACAAGGCATAACTGGAACCCAAGGTATCCAGGGTATTACTGGCCCTCAAGGTACGCAAGGAATCCAAGGTACGCAAGGAATTCAAGGAATTCAAGGGATTCAGGGTACCCAAGGTACACAGGGTATACAAGGCCCCCAGGGTACACAAGGAATACAAGGTATTCAGGGAATTCAAGGTACAACAGGACCGCAAGGTACTCAAGGTACTCAAGGAATTCAAGGGATACAAGGTAACACTGGTACGCAAGGAACCCAGGGAACTCAAGGAATCCAAGGTATACAAGGAATACAAGGTACGCAAGGTACACAGGGAACTCAAGGAACTCAAGGAATACAAGGCATTCAAGGTACACAAGGAATTCAAGGTATTCAAGGTACAACCGGTACACAAGGTATACAAGGCATACAAGGAACTACCGGTCCTCAAGGAACTCAAGGCATCCAAGGTACTCAAGGTACTCAAGGCATCCAAGGCATTCAGGGAATACAAGGTACACAAGGCACAACTGGCGCTCAAGGTATACAAGGTAATACTGGTACTCAAGGAACACAAGGAACACAGGGAACGCAAGGTACGCAAGGTACGCAAGGCATTCAAGGAGTACAAGGCTTAACTGGAACTCAAGGTATCCAAGGTATTACAGGACCGCAAGGTACACAGGGTGTACAAGGTACCCAAGGTATACAGGGTATTCAAGGCACGCAAGGTATACAGGGTATTCAAGGCATACAGGGAATACAAGGTACGCAAGGTACTCAAGGTACAATTGGTACACAAGGTATACAAGGCATACAAGGTACTCAAGGAACACAAGGAATCCAGGGTATACAAGGCACCCAAGGAACTCAAGGAATTCAAGGTATACAAGGTACAACAGGACCGCAAGGTACGCAAGGAACCCAGGGCACTCAAGGGATACAAGGTAATACCGGTACCCAAGGAACACAAGGAACACAAGGAACCCAAGGTATCCAAGGCAATACCGGTATCCAAGGTATCCAAGGTATTCAAGGTATACAAGGAACTACTGGA